TCAAGGCGCGACAGGCACTTCGTAGATCCCGGAGTTGATACCCACGGTCACGTTGCGCTTGATCACGTCTTCGGCACCGCCCACGCCTTTGCGGGAGCTCATGACCTTGACGGCGAAATAATCGACCAGGCCGTCGACGTACTCGACTTTCACCGGGTAATCGAACTGGGAGCGGTCTTTCTGAGCGGCGACCAGAGCCAGCTGGCCCGCGTCACCGGCGTCGAAGCCAATAGCCAGCTCGACCGAGCCGGCGTCAGCCAGGCCTTTCAAGTGCCGCGTGCGTGAATCGGCGAGGGCCGAGAACGTCACGTCGCCCACTTCGTCGCCGTAGTCGCCGATGTTTTCCAGTTCGCCAACTTCGACGTAGGTGATGGCGGCCAGCAGCGTGATAGCGGCGGAATCCAGAGCCGGGAGTTTTGCCGAGAGACGCGGACCAATGGAAAGTCGCGTACCGGCAGCGGTATTAACAGGCATGGGTAGTCCTCCTGAGGACAGGTGATGTAGCCGCAGCGCGGCCGGAGTGGCCGAAATTAGTGTTGGGTGATGATGCGCAGCGTGACGGAGCCCATGTAGGTGACGCCGTCAGCGTCACGATTTGATTCTGTGCGGATGACGCGAACCGATACCGCGCTGCCCGTGCTGAGCGGCAGTTTCACTTCGTCCAGGGCTTCAGCGATCTCTGCATTGATGCGCTTTACTTCGGCCTGGCCTTGGTGGTCGCTCCAGACGCTGAGGTAGAAAAAACGGGTTTCGCGCTTCTTGCCCGAGATCGGCGAGGTGTTGTCTACAGCCTCGTAATCAAGCGTCACGTAGGGACACAGCGTGCCGCTTTCTACAGCGTCGAACACGGGTACTGTCAGGGCCGCTGACAGACGTTCAAACAAAGCCACTTGCAACGCCCAGCTTGGATCGCTCATTTGGCCTCCGCTGCCATGCGCAAGGTTGAAGCAACCGCCTTGGTGATCAGGTCGACAATCTGCTCGCGGTTCATGTCGTACGACGGACGCAGCCAAGGATGCGCAGGCCGAGCAGCGACAGTGCTGTCGCCCCGGGTGTACTGCTTCGTGCCGTATTCAAGGAATCGGCCGTAGAAGAACTTCCGATTGTCTTTCTTCCCACGAATGCCGATCTGCGCATCGAGGCCGCTTTTCGAGACAAACGCCTCAAGCTCATCCTCGATGTGCTCCGACGAACTCGGGTCGCGTGGAATCAGGCGCTGCTGGGTGGCGAGCACCAGATTGGCAGCCTGGACCATCGCCGGGCGCAAATCGCTTTCCATCTGGTTGCCGATCCGGCGCAGCAGCCCACGCAACTTGAAGTTGCCCTGCACGCTTGAGCGCCGGGCCACGATCAGGCCTTATTCTTCGCTGGTTTCTTGTCGGCCACCGGTTCGGCTGGCACTGGCAAGACTTCTTCGGCTGCGCGGCGCGCGATCAGATCGGCGGCGGTCGCGGCGTCGACGATGAACTCATCGCCTGGCATCTGAACGCCAGTCGGACCGGACAAACGGGACAATGCTCGAATTTTCATGGTGGAAACCTCAAGGGTTGGGAACGTTGGAGCACACCAGCCGCAGCATGGCGAGCTTGTTGTCAGGGAGTGCCGCTTCGATCAGGTACGTGGTGCCGGAATGAACAATCCTGCGCCCCGCCGCCAGGTCCGCCGCTGGGCGAACCAGAATCTCGGCAGTGACCAGAGTTTTCACTTGCTGGGCAATTACGGCGGAGCGCCCACCAGGTGTTTCAATCGCTGCCCAGATTTTTCTCAGCTCTACCCAGCCTTTTGAATAGCCGCCGCCACCGTCGGAGACGCGCTGCTCGGACTGAAGCGAACAATGGTTACGCAGTGGCCCGGCCCTCATATCAAACTCCCATGTTTGCGCGGTAAGGCATGAGCAGGAAGGTGGAACCCATTGGCATTTGAGTCACGCTGACGCCGGTGGCCACATCTTCGCGGTTTGCGTAGAGATGGCCAGCCAGCAGGAGGCATGCAGCGGTTATAGAAGGGTTCACCACAATCGGGTTTTCCCCGGCCAGTTCCGCCGTCACATCCGCATCCAGGGCCGCCTGATCTGGGTAGACGCTGCGCCCCATGAAACGCACCGCGCTGTCTTCTGCCGCGTCCAAGTACAGCTGGACGAGATGCCGGTCGGCTTCCTCCGCTCGGACATGGAGCATTGCGTCTTCGATAGCGATCAGGCTCATTATTTATTCTCGGGTGCGCCCTTCAATGACTTGTTCGAGGCTTTCGGCTCTGCTTTTTTCTCAACCAGGACGCCCAGTTCGACGAGACGTTTCGCTTCGTTCGGATCGAGCTCGCGGTCATCGCCAGGCATATACATCCGGTCGCCCAGGTGCTGCCTGTCAACGGTATAAATCGTTTTCTGACTCATGATTCACCTCGTGGGGGCTGGTTTTACCCAGCCCCGACTTGATCAGACGGCAGGAACAACGCTGCCGTAGATGAAGGCTTCAGGGCGATACACGGCCAGTGCAAGGCGCTCCTCTGCCAGGATGGTTACCAGGTTTTTGACGAAGTCGTCTTCGTTCTCGGTAGCCACTTCCACGCGGGCCATCCAGCGATCAAACAGCTGGGCGCCCATTCGGAAAGCACCGGTCAAGAATTTGCCGGACGCCATCGCCTGGGTAGAAACCACCGGCAGGCCCCACATGGTCGGAGATGCAACGCCCTGAGGCTGTCCGATGATGTAGCGACCTTCGCTGTCCTTGGTCAGCTCGATGCGCGCCCAGTCGATAGGGTTCAGAACGTGCCCTGTAGCCGGGAACTCTGCGAGCACCGCCTGGAGCATCGCAAGGCGAAGCGTATCCATGGTGGTGGCGCCAGCCAGAGCAAACGGGGCAGCGAAAGCCGTGGCCTGAGGTACGATGCCCAGCAGGTTCTGGCCGGTGCCGTCGCCATTGAGCAGCTGCTGTTCTTCCTTGTAGGCCAGGCCGTAGCGCAAACGGCCGTCGATGTAGCTAGCCAGCATCGGAGCATCCGACAGAATCTGGCGAGACGCCTTGACGTAGTGCGCGATCACCTTCGCGGTGGTGCTGATCAGATCGAACTGGAGATCCGATTGCGGTTTTTTGGCTGCTTCTGCAACAGCGGCTGCCGCGTTGGTGAAGCCTGTTTCACGGACGTATTCCAGCGCGTTACCGTCCATGCGACCAGGGGTGATCAAGTCACGTACGGTCAGGCGACGGTCAGGCTGAGCAACGATGCCCGGCAGGCGACTGGTCTGAACGGTCGCGCCGGCAGAACCAGCAGCGTTAGCCGTTGCCAGGGTGATGGTCGCCTTGAATTGCATATCAACGCGGCCACGCTGGGAGCCCGATTCAGCAAGACCCTTGAAATTCTGCGACTCAACGAACTGCTCGCCGAAGCTTTTCTGCTCCGGGTTGCCGTCATCTTCGCCATGCCGCGCGAGCTTCTGCTCGAGCTCGTCGACGCGAGCTTTGAAGCCGTTCATGGTGGTTAGCGCGTTGTCAGCCTGCTCTTTCAGGTCGACAGTGATTTTCTCGCCGGCCACCATCTTGCCGGTGATGTCTTCGCCAAGCTTCTTGACCTCATCGGTCGCTTTTTTGAATTCGTTGGTCAGTTCAACGAGTTGATTTTCGTCAGCCATGGGAGTGAATCCTTAATTTGATTTGAGAATCGCTAGCGCATCGCTTAGCGTTTTGTTCGCTTCGGTGTCGCCGGACTCACTCCGGAGCAACTTGACCAGGCCGCCACTTGCGACGGCGGCAGCCTGGGTTTTCGAAAAGCCGGCCTCACGCAGGAACTTTTCAAATTCTGGGAGGCTGGGCAGCGCGCCCTCCTCCAGTGCAGATTTCACCGCATCGATGGTCGCTGCTTCATTCATGGGGAAAGTGACGATGCTGACTTCGAAAAGGCGCAAATCTTTGAGGTTTCTCACGCCGGTTGCGCGGTCCCGGTCAGCCCCGCGCACGCCGTAACCGATGGACATGCCGTCCAGGGCGCCAACTTTCATAAGGGCGTGGATCTCGCGAGCACGCTGTACCTCGCCGACCAGCAGCTTGCCCTCGACATAAAGGCCCTTTTCGTCCTCTCGAAGGACCGTGTAGACGCCGATTGGCTCGTTCCGGTCGTGATTCCAGAGAACCGGTGGCATCCGCTTGCGGCCTTCCCATTCCTTGATGGACTTGGTGAAGGCGCCGGCGTGGACGATGTCGCCGCCGCCGTCCACGTTGCCGAATACCGATCCGTAGCCAGAAAAAAGGCCGTCATCGCTGACAGCCTTGATTTCAAAATGTAAATCCAGGGTCTTGTGAGTCATTTCGGATCCTCGGGAGCCCCGATCTTGTCGATAGTGGTCAGGTTCAGCTGCGCGGTGAGTGCATCTGCACCTTCAACTGGCGGGAAATCCTCAAGCGCACGAACTTCATTTCGGCTCATAACCCCGTTTTGCAGCATCTGGGAGTAGAAGTCGGATCGAGCGGCGGAATCAGCCCGGAGCAGGCCCTCGACCGCGAATTTCGGCCGGTAGAGGCCGCGCTCCTCGGGAAGCAGCAGCTTTTTGGTGATGGCCTGCTCAATCCGCACCAGCGTCGGCCGGAGCGAATAGGTCAGGAACCCCATGTTTGTTTGCTCCAGGCTGGAGGCCCAGCTGGACGCCTTGTTTGTGTGGCCGACAAGCTGAGGAGGTACGCCGAACGCGCGGCAGATTTCCTCAATGCCAAAATATCGAGACTCTAGAAGCTGGGCGTCGACAGGATTGATGCGAATCCCCTGGGCAGATGCCGGCTCCATACCCGCCTCAAGCACCATCCATTTGCCAGCGTTCTCCGGCAGACCGAATGTGGACAGCCCGGCGCGAAGTCGATCACGTTGTTCCTGGGCCAGCGTTGCAACGCCAGTCTTCAAGAATCCGCCAACCTTCAGGCCGTTCTGGAACTCGCGAGTGGCCGCTTTGTTCGCATCCATCAGGCCGCCCAGTGTTTCGGCGGCGAACTGGATCGGAGACAAGCCCATCAAGCCGTCCAGGGTGAAACCCTTTAGATGAAGGATCTCCTCTTCGGCATACTCTTTGACGTTGCCGCCCTTCGTGTATTCGTAGACCAGCTTCCCGCTACCGGTGCGACGGACAGTCATCTTTTCAGGGTTGAGCGGCACCAGGGCCGTCACACGGCGGCCGATCCAGACGATATGGGAAAACGCATTGCCCCAGAGGTCCAGCGATGCCAGCTGCGACTCCCAGAATTCGCTCGCAGTCATGTCCGCGTTTGGCGAAGAGTGCAGCAGCCGGTACAGCGGATGCTCTTTGGCGTGCGATTTGTCTTCGCCGCGCAGATGCAAAGGCAGTGATGCGACGGTCTGGGCGCGGAGTCGTACGCATGCCCACACCGCCGACAGTTTCAGCGATGAGTCGGCGCCCACTACCGAGCCTGACGGCGTGGTATGTGATTCGAAAGGCACGGCCCGCTCGCCATCATCGAGGCGCGTACTGCCGCTGAAGCGGCTCCAGAACCGCTGCCAGAAGCCAGAATCGTTGAGGTCTGCCATTAGGCGATCACCATATTATCTAGAAAGTCATTTACGTCTGGAGCGGCGTCAGCTTCTTTCGCTGCGATACCCACGGCCATGATTGCGGCGACGATGAGGTCGATCCTGCCGATAGCCTTCTCTTTCGAAGGCTTCCGGTTTTCAGCGTCGTCCGAAGTGGTCACCGCGTTATTCGCGCACCAGTTCATGACGGGGTTGTTCGGGTGGGCCAGGTCGTTGTTGAGCAGCATTTCTTCGAACCGCTCAACTGCTGGGCTCATTTCCTTGTATCCCTGGCCAAAAGGGATCATCGGCGGCAGGGTTATGCCGTCGTCATTAGCCATGGCGATGAGGTCTTCAATGCGCCAGCGGTCATAGGCGACCGCGATGACCTCGAAGAAGCTGCACAGTTTGGAAAGCCGCTGAAGGATTACCCTTTTGCTGATGGCTCGCCCTGGCGTCGTCTCAAGCACGCCCCGAGCCTTCCATTCGACATAAGGCACCCGGTCCTGCTCTGCCTTGCGAGCGAGCCCCTCATCGGGGAGCCAGGCGAAAGGAACCAGCAACCACTTCTCGCCCGGTTTTAGCGGCTCGACGAGAAAGACCAAGCCGGTGAGATCCTGGGTGCTGGACAAATCAAGCCCGGCATACGCCCGCCGGCCCCGCAATTCATTCCAGTCGAAATCAAGCGCGGCACCTTTCCAAACGTCAGTGCTGATCCAGGGTGATTCAGCGCCGGTCCACTGGCAGAAATTCAGGCGGCGAACCATTGCCTCTTTGCTGGGCATGCCGCGAGCCTCGGTTACCTGTTCTCGCAGGTACTTCATACCGGGCAGATCGGCGTCTTGTAGTGACGGATTGGACTTGAACCAGCAACCCTCATCTTGAATAGGGTCATCGCCTTCATCCAAGGAACAGATGAACGAGAAAAATGCATCATCAGTCAGTTCGCCGGAGGCAACCCGTGATCCATATTCGTGATAGCTCCAGCACGGCCCAAGCTTGTTGGAACCGCTGTTGGTGATCATGAAGATCATTGCTTGCTTTCGGCTCTTGGTGCCGGCGCGCATCATCTCCACGACTGTGTTGTTTCTGTGTTCGTGAACCTCGTCGATCAGCGCCATGTGCGGGCGCGGGCCGGACTGCCCGTCGTCCGAGCTGATCGGGCGGAAAAACGAGCCGGTCTTCAGGTAGGCAAGGTTCCAGATGTTCTGCCCGGTGCCGCTGGTGGTCAGCCGCTTGGACAGTTCCGGAGACTGCTGGACCATTGCCACCGCATCGCGGAACAGGATCATGGCCTGGTCTTTCTTGGTCGCCGCCGCGTAGATTTCGGCGCGCGCCTCGCCATCGGCAATCAGACCGAACAGCGCTACCCCTGCCGCCAACGGCGATTTGCCCGAACCTTTGCCGGTCTCGACGTAAGCGACCCGGAACCGTCGGTAGCCATCCGCTGATTTCCAGCCGAAGACGCTGCCAACAATGAAGCATTGCCATGGCAGCAGCTCGAAGGGCTTGCCTTCGTAATCACCGCCGTTGAGCTTTAGAACCGTCCGGTAATACCGGATTGCCTTCGTTGCGGCCTCAACATCCCAGACAAGCCCGCGCTTTTTACCCTCTTTCAGATCCTTCAGGTGCCGTGCGCAAGCGTTTCTAATATCCGGGCCGGCGATCCGCGCGCCGCTGGCGACCTCGGTCGCGTATTGGGTTGCTCGGTCCTCAACCGAAGAACTCCGCGAACTGGTCTTCTTTTGGGTCATCGTCTTTTATTTGAACCTTAGAGCGGGCGGCCGGGGTCAGGCCGAACTCGACTAAGTAGCCCTTGAAGCGTCGATCAGCGTCGGCGAGCATGGAAACAGCGGGGTTGGCCTTGATGACCGTCTCGCCTTGGGTACTGGTCGTTTCGTAGGTCCGGCCATCCCGCTCGACGAGATCGCGCAGTTCGAGGATGTCGGCATAGCAATCGCAGAGCCGTTCAAGCGCGAAGGTGTCGGCCTCGGTCAACACGCCCATGCGATCCAGCATCACGGTGAGTCGGCCCCAGGCGACTTTCCCTGCGTCGGTCAAGTGATCTGGTGGGCTAGGGATAGACCGGGCTGGCTTCGGCTCCTTTTTGTTCAGCGCGCGCTTCCCCGGATTCCCTTTTACGAGCTTCAGCGTCGTGGGAGTGGGTCGTCGTCCTGCCATGATTTCATTCCGAAAAAAAACTATTCATTTCGCGGTCGCGCAAGAAAAGGGCGGGAGTCGATTTCCGGCTTCGAGACTTCTGAACTCTTGACCCACCCCGCCCCATTTCGGTGCACGCACCAGAATCGAGCGTCACAAATGAGATCATTTCGCATTCATTAGACGGGATAGCCATCAGGCCCGATGGTCTGCTTGTAGCGGAACCCCATGTCCTGCGCGGTCTTCTTCTCGTGGCATCCGTTGACCCCGTTGCAGAGCACCTGGCAGTTCGCCTCGGTGTCATCACCGTCCTTGAACAGTGGCACCTTGTGATCGAGTTCGAAGCCTGACGGGTAGTCAGTGAGCCGTCGGCATATGGCGCAGCAAGGGTCTTTGGTCCAGACGCTGAGGCGGCGCTTCTGCAGCGCTCTGCCGGTGATTCGCTTAGTCGTGTCGAAGTGTCGAGACTTGAACGTGAACGAGCGCATATCCGTAGTCATATTGAATCACCACTTGAATGGTGGCGGGTTGCCGGTTTTGGATTTGGGAGTCTTAAGCAGCTCTTCAGCCAAAGAAGTTGTGCGGGCAAAGGTGGCACAGTGATACTGCATGACCAACCAGCCCGGAAGAGACATCTTATGTCGCAGAATGAACCCCATGACACCGCCCAAGCTGCCGCCTCATCATTTGCGGGAGCACCGGCCGATCCCATAGTTACGGCACCAGCCCAGACGGCACCGCCCATAGCAAAACAATCGCGTATGCGGAAATTTTTTGGGGAAGAGAAACAAGCCGACACCAAGACTATCTTTGACAGCCTAAGGAACATGGGTATCTGCATCGCGATGCTGCTTGGCTTACCAAGCCTGTATAAGGCTATCGACTATCTGCCCGACGGAGCTCAAGGGGCAATTGGTTGCTTTGTGATTGGAAGTGCGGTTGCCCTAGCTATAGCGAACCTCGCATGGACTCTTCAAAATCTAAAAGAGAAGTCATCGCCAGTGGCCAAATACACTCTGGTAGGCGTTGGATCAGGTGTGATCATCGCATTTGTAGTCCGCGCGTTCCTCTCACTGCCTGGCTTGTTCTAATGTGATCGCTGTTCCATAGCGCCATGCTTGGCATTCAAATCTTTCAGGTGATCACCTAGCGCCACGAAACGGCGCTTCTGTAATCGTGGCGCGAAATGGGTGGAGCCGGAGGATTCGAACCTCTGTCCCGCACCTCGTCTGCTGCACACTGGATCTGTGCAGCAGGGGTATGCTCTAACCGGCTGAGCTACGGCCCCATTGAATCCCTATTTGCTCTGGCTGCGAACGATCTGCGCATCCACCTGATCGGCGCACGTATCGAGCAGCTTGATGGCCTGATCCTTCAAAGCCCAGACATCGCCGTTGTCTCGCAGGTCAGCTTCATCAGCGTCTACCCGCTCACACGGCACCAGTTCCGGTGCCTCAATTCTTAGGGCGCTTGTCTTTGTTACTACCGCTGGCTTTGCTGCGCAGGCCGTCAGGCAAAGGCTGAGCAGCCCAATCACGAACAGGCTTGCTGTTGCGCTTGAGATCTTCAAAGTTCTTCCTCGCCTGTTTGGCTTTGTCTTCGCTGGCCTTGATGCGCTTGACCAGGTCCGCGCTGTACGCGGCGTTACGTCTGGCTTCGGCCTGTAACGTGGTGATCGTCGCCTGGCTCGCCTCGTTGGCTGCCACGGCGTCAGTCTTGGCCTTGGTTTCAATGCTGACTTTGCCTTCGAGGGCGAGCACCCGGTACTGCTGAATACCCACCAGCAGAACGCCGACGAGGGCAATCACGCATGCCAGCGCGAAGGACTTCAATGCGCTCATGGTGCGTCCGCCTTGCGTCCGAGGAACTTGATGATCAGCTCTCTGATTGCTGTCACTCCGACGAAGCCAATGGTTCCGCCGGCGGCTACTGACAGGCTCGGCGGCCAGGCCATCCATTCGATAACGCTACTGGCTGACAGACTCAGCGAGCCACAGATGAGCGCCTCCAGCACGATCCGCCATTTGTTCGCTTCCTTGGCTTCGTAGAGGACACGCAGCAGCGAGACAGTGGTAGCCATGATCGCGCCTTGCCATAGCGGCGTGCTGATGAAGAGGTACAGCGCTGCCCAGAAATCAGGATTCTTTTCTGGCATGGTCTTCATCCGATGTCCTCCCTTTGGGGAGCTGTAAACAAGAAAGCCCCGGCATTTGCCGAGGCTTGAAATGGGTGCAGATGGCAACCCTTTCAGGTCGCTGTCGTGGCGTTTCCCTACAGTCCCCACGCTGACTGTTACCCCTGCGCTTTGACCGGCCTAACGCTACGACCGTGCCGGGCTTTGATCACCTGCATAAAATGCGTGTCTTTCCACGCCTGTCCGCCAGATCCGCCCCGGAGCAAAACGAGGTTTGAGACACACTGGCTGCCGGTGTTTTTCTGTACATCGCACTAACCGGCGAATCGATGTCCAGGCCCGCCCGAAGGCCCACCCTGGCAGTGGTCTGCACACACAAACTTGAAAAGAATAAATACCCCGGATGCAACGGGGTGTTCGACGCCGGCCGCGTAGTCGCAACCCAAACGCCTATCTGCGCCCGGAGAGCAAGGAGCCGGGGCTTTCGCCTTGATTCAAAACGTGAACCCTTGCTGTGTCTGCCGCTTGCGCAAAATTCAGATATAAAAAAACCGCTCAGTGGCGGCTAGTGGCTCCGTGCTATCTTCAGAGCCCCTACGGCAAGATGATGGACGGAACCATGGCAAACTTTATCGTTACATTTCATATCAAGTCGGACGCGACTTACAGCGAGAGATACAACTCATTTAAAAGCAAGATTAACGAACTGTGCGAATACAAGCATTGGGACGAGACCACGTCGTTCTACTGCTTCGAATCGGAAATGTCTGCCGACGATTTGTGCACCGCTCTGTGGGTTGGCAGCAAATTCAGCGCAATTACCGATATGATGGTAGTGATTGATGTTTCGAACAGGAGCCGCGCCGTCAAAGGACCGCTTGTATACCCAGGGCTGCTTGAGAAATACCTCGGTTTTTAATTCTTCAGCCCCGCCTTGAAAGCTGCGATTCAATCCTTCCTACGCGATCCTCGTAACGAGCAAGCGTTTCTTGATTGAGTCGCAGATCCTCAGCAAGTTGATTTTCACGATTGGCTGCTTCTGTGTGCATACGGGCGACTTCACTTACCTTTGCCTCTTGAGCAATGACCGACTCGACCGCCTGGCGGTATTCGCTTTTCATTATCAATCTCCCAAAAGCTGCCATAGAAAACCCCGCACTTAGCGGGGCTCAGAATGCGCTCACAATTTTCAAATATCTCGCTGGTCCAAATAGTCGTGCCCCGCCCATGTCATGGAGAAAACATCAGCACTGAAATCCTCCCCGTCGCGGTAGATCGCTACTAAACCTGCAGACTCCAAAAGCTCCAGATGGTAATCAATCTGGTCCCAGATAACTTCAGTAGGCACGCCATGCACCTTGTCGCCTACGTATTTGTGCCGAATATCATTGCGGGTTACTCCACTGCCTTCACATTCCTGGACTAAAAAACCTAGAAGGCGAACCGCCATCAACATGTCACGTTGCATATTCAACTCCCGTATGAGCTCAAGCTGATGTTTGAACTCGCACCGAGTCTACGCAAGAGGCGCACAACGAGAAACCCCGACACATGGCCGGGGTTTGGTGTTAGCCCATGCGGGGGCCTGCACTTGGTCTGGGAGGATTGTCATGTTCCAACTCTTGCTGGATGACGTCCTCCATTGCATTGGCGTACCACTGGGCGTCCGCTTCATCAAAGAACACTGCTTGAAAGCGCCCCTCAACTATAACGACCCATATCGCTTCGCAGCGAAGGTCACGCCATTCCTTGGGGACATCGGCCCCAGTCTTCTCGATTACTTCTACTGACATGGTCAAGCCTCGACGTATTGGTCGTCGGACGCTAGCACCTCGATGTAGAACCATGCAATCAGGCATAAAAAAAGCCCGGCTCAAATATGGCCGGGCTTCCTGTCTGCGGAAACAATGAGCCCCGCATTTAGATGGGGCTTGTAAAAGTCTCGATCAAATCAGTTCGTAGGAGCGCGGCTGTTGCGCCAGAAGAGATAGGCCAACCCGACAGGAGCGACAAAAATCGCCATCGTCCAGCACATTGACATGGTCATTGCTTTCACAATCAGCATCAATGGGGCACTCACGAAAAATACGTTGTCTCCCATGACGTAGCCGATGATGCTCTCGTAAACAAAACGTGAGTACGGGTAAAGCAACGTATTGATCACCGCGTAAACAATCAGTCCCGGTTTGGCGGAAAGCCCTGCAGGGGAGCTGCCGACTACCCAGAAAATCAGGGCGGCAAAAGCAGCCCCAAATAAAAACTGACGGACATAATAGCTTCCGTTAAGGCCACCGAAAGACTTGGCGAAGAATGAGTGCATAAGATCCCTCTCATAGGCTTGATTTAGAGGGGCTCGAACATACCAGCAACGCATTTCAGATGGTAGCCATCTTCTGGGTTCAGACCGGATTGCCCACCACTGAGCGCCACCTTCCAAAAATTTCTGACCTACGCCGTACCCGTTCCGGACCGCACAAACGACGACCCAAAGGCAGAACGCGACGAAGGCCATGATCACGACGTCATGCCAGCCCGTGATCAGCGCTGGCGGATATCGGTAACTGGATTCGTCGTATGCCTTGTGGGCGATGGTCAGGGCGATGCATAGAAACAGGCTCGGCCAGTAGCAGATGAAGCACCATGCGAGCCAGCTGAATATCCAAGGTGGCGTCATATGGAACTCCAGAAACAAGAAAGGCCATCGTGTGATGGCCTTATCTTCAAGCGAATGATCAGATCTTAGGTTTCAGCGAGCTTGCCAAAAAAGAAACCTTCCACCGATGAGGTTTTGAGCTGCCAAAGCACCCCGCCTGTTGGAACTCCTTTCGACATTCCATTGAAAATCTGAGCTTTTTCTAAATAAGCGAACTCTAGATCGGGAAAGCCATTCGCTTTCTCAGCGACAACGCGCTGAGCAAACACTTGCCCAAGAGCTTCGGCAACATGGGCAGCTTCACCTGACGCCTGGCTGGCGTGAGCTAGCGCCTGGGCGTGGTTATATTGCGATGACGGGATCAGTGTCCCACTCACCAAACTGCCAGCTATTTGCAGAGTTATGGGCAAATTAGCAGAGGTCTCGTTGACTATCCGCAATACTGCATGAAACGCCGCTTCCGTCCCTACCTGAAGATTCTCTACTTCGCTCACTGACCTGCTCCTGCACGTTTGAGAGCGAGCATGTTTAGCCTAATTTCACGGGGTGAGCAACATAAAGCCCCTCGTAAACATGGCCGTGCCGTCTGCACACGGAAACCCGCGCTTAGCGAGGTCGGATACACGCCATACGGTGATCAACCCGGCCACTAAAGCGGAGCTTCGCGTGCGTCTACTGCAGGACTCAGTGGCACCTACTTCGGAGCGTAATCCCGAAGATAGATCTCATAGCTCTTCATACCCTGCGACGTAATCCCGTGGATTATCGCCCCTTCGTGGATGGGCATATCAATTTTAGCCGTATCAGACAGCGCCAAGATATTCAGCATCTGGACCAGATGCGGAAACAACGCCTCAAATTCTGGCACGCCGCGGCGGCCAGGCATCTGAATATCCAAAAACTCACCAACTGTCAGCGGGGTCTTATTGATTAGCGTCTCGTAGATACCTACCAAGTTTTCATGATCTTGGATCAGCTTCGCTTCAGCAGCTCTGGCGTGATGCGCTTTGGCAAGCTCCTGCGCTCTTGAGTCGGCGTGCGATTCTGAGGCATAAGGCCCAGCGACTTCCTTTTCGCCAATGAATACTGCCCAAAGGGTCTTGCTTCCATGCTTCGAGGATCTTACGGAAAACATGCTTCGGATCGTCCTTTCGATGTTTGAAGGCTGACCATAACAGTTTTCATGAACCACAAAAAAGCCCGACTCAATGGCCGGGCTTTTCTTCTTTCGTGGGCTTCGCATCTCAAAGACGCAGAACCGCAATGTGGGAAACTATATTCTCATTTTCTCAGCCATTCAAGCGGCTTCGGCAATGAGTTGAGCTTCGTCCAAAACCACCGAGGCAGACGCTATGGCAGCGTCCCGTTCGGTGTTCAACCACTTGCGCAGATCTGTTCGCCACCGGTACAGCGTTTTCTCAGGCGTCATCGGCTCCGCGTTGTCCCACGTATGGATAACCATGAACGAATCAGGGATTCTAGGCGTTGCCCAGGCAGTCACGCATTTAGTCTTGAACAGGTGATGCGCCTTCCCAGGCGCAGATCGCGCCAGGTCAATGATAGCCGTCACCCGCTGCTGCTGGGTCGATCCGTCAAGGTTGACCATGAAGTGTGCGACCAGTACCGCCCAGTGATGCTTGGACAGACCACGACGCAGTATCGCCCGGGTCATGCTGTCCTGGGTAAGTTGGTCGAACTTATCCAGCGGGCATGGATTGTCGGCCTTCGGCGGCTCCCAGTTGTCCGACTGGCACTTGTTCTGCCAGCCAGCGCCCTTGTGAAGAGAGATTGAATCCACGTTCATTGCTCGCATGATGGCGTGCTCCGCCGATCTGTAAACACTCATGCTGCCTTCCTGATTCGTCGTGGCGGTGTTGGCTCGTCATCGAGGCCCAGCAGATCCCGAAGTAGGCGATCTGCAATCTTGCTCTTGGCGTTTCCCTCGGCGACCCAGCGTTTGCAGTACTCCCCGAATTCGATATCAACCCGGGTGGCGTGCCAACTGGCGACCATGTCGAGCAGGCAGGCCAAGGCGGCAGCACCGCCGAGCTTTTCTTGTGAGAGCGCATCCCCGGCAATCTTCAGGAATTTGCGCTCGTACTCTTGCAGGGTTTTGCGCGGCAGCGCCGCAGACACTCTACTCATTGCCGTCTCCTGGCTGGGTCTGGTTGGCGGTCGTTTTGTCTATTAACCTCCTCCCTTGGGATGGATGCAGATTGTCGCTACAGGCCACGGTTTTATTGGCTTGCTCGCTTTCGGTCATCGATTCGCGTCCCGCACATGTCCCGTTATGCAGTGGAGCAAGTCCGAGCTTGTCGAGGTGGTCGTGCCACGATTCCAAGGCTTGGCGTTTCAGCCCTTCGGCGGTGGTGTGGATGTAGGTGGCGTCGAGATCTTTCATCGCATGGTTGAGCAGCATCTCGCCCACCATGTAGTCCACGCCCAGATCGGCCCAAGCAGTGCGGGCGACCTTGCGCAGGTCATGGCTCGACCATTCACGCCCAGCCATCCCGGCAAACAAGGTGCTGGCCTTGGTCGCGCTGATAGCATCACCAGATCGGCCAGGGAACAGGAAAGGCCCTTGATAACCGGTCGCCAGTTGCATGGCCCGGTAACGTTCAATCAGGGCGCAGGCTTGGCGGGTCAGCGGCAGCATGTGCTCTGCCTTGGTCTTGGTATCTGGCGCCGGAATGAACCATTGACCCGTTTTTACGTTGACGTTTTTCCAGCGGGCCAGCCGGGTTTCCCCGAGGCGAGTACCGTGGCAAAGCATCAGCAGCGCCAGCATTGACTCCAACGGTGCGCGATCAATTCGCTCTTGCAGGTCCACCAGCAGCGCCGGCAGATCATCGCCCCGCAACCGCGCGGGTTTGGGCTTGATGCGCGTCCGGACAAAGTCGCTGTACTTGAGGTCGGCCATGGGGTTCGTTCCCACGAGCGCCAGGCGTGTCGCTTGCCGGAATGCTGCGGCCAGAACGCCATAGACCGAACGCACAAACGACAGCTCATATTTTTCCTGCATCGGCCACATCAGCAGCTTGTCGAGCGCTGCTCGGTTGAGGCTGGCCAACTCCACATGCTGAAGCTTTGGCACCAGGTGGCAACGGAGTGCTGACTGGGCGCTGGCCTTGCGCTTGGCAGACAGGCCACGGTCGCGCGTCATCCTGTCGGTGTACCAGGCCAGCACGTCGCCGACAGTCGTCCAGCTGCTGGTGGTCGAGGCCGCAGCGGGATCAGCCGAGCGGCGCGCGAGGATCGCTGGGAGCGTGGACTGCATCAGCTTGGCGTTGATACCGGGATAGTTACCGGCCTTGCCCCACTTGCCGCGCACCACCACATGCCATGACCCTCGGGCGCGGTCGACGGTGGAGTAACGAAAGTGCAGTGCTGGGTGGCGAGCATCGCGCAGAGCACGGACATGGGAGCGGTCCGCATGCCGGCGGATTTCGGCGTCAGTCATGATGACCGTAAGCGTTTTCACCAGGTCATTCATCGACTGGGCCCCGGGCGCGGCCAGTGAACTTCACCACGCGGCCCATCTCGACCTGTTCGTCTGAGGGTGGCTTGCCGCCAAATGGCACGAAACGCACGAATTGCCCTTGGGCCTGGACAAGACAATCGCCCGGCTTGCCGTGACGGCATTTGCCAACGATAAGTTGGGTGACACCATTGGCGCCCTCTTCGCTGTCGCCATCGCGGTGCACCAAGATGACGACATCGGCGTCCTGCTCGATCTGGCCGCTGTCGCGTATGTCGCTGGGCCGTGGTTTCTTATCGGGGCGATTGGTTGGCCCGCGGTTGAGCTGCGCCAGCACGATCACCGGCACCTTGAGCTCCTTGGCCAAGTTCTTCAGCGCCGTGGAAATCTTGCCGACCTCAAGCGTCCGGTTGTGCCCGCCCTCCCCGTTGATCAGGGTGATGTAGTCGACCACGATCACGTCCAACCCTTCACGGCGTTGGCACTGGCGTGCAATTGAGCGGATACGGGCAACGGTCATGCCTGCCTGATCGCACACATAGAGTCGGGCGCTGTTGAGCTGGTTGACGGCACTGGTGATGCGCGGCCAGTCCTCGTCCTGAATGCTCTCGCCCTCGTCCAGCCGGGTCAGATCCACGGAGCCAAGTGACGCGATGTTGCGCGTCACCAACTCTTCCTTGGTCATCTCCAGCGAGAACACCAGACCGGAACCGCCCAAACGAGTGGTGACGTGCTGGGCAATCTGCACGCCGAGGATGGTTTTGCCGGAGGCTGGAAGGCCAGCGACGACCACCATGTTCCCAGGGCGTAGCCCTCTGATCATCTTGTCCAGATCGGGCAGGCCAGTGCCCAGACCCTTGGGTGCCGTCTTATTGAACTTGGCATCGATCGTATCTACCACCCAGGGCAGGATGTCTTTCACCTGATGGTAATCAGGCTCGCCGTCGTCGAGGTCGCGCAAGTCTGCCATTGCCTGCTGCCCGCGCGCGATGATCTCCGCCACCGGCAAATCATCATTGGCTGACTGGCTGATCGACGTCGCCGTCTCGACAACCTTGCGCAGAACGGCACGCTCGCGGATAACCCGTGCGTATGTCTTCCAGCTCGAGGTTCCCTGAGCGCCTGCGTGGACCTGTGCGGCATACGCCAGCATGCTACTGCCATCAGGCATGTACTGGTGGTGCTCGCTAACCATCACGACATCGACCGGGTCGCCAGCGGCGTGACAGTCCAGGATGGCCCTGAACAGCGCGGCATTCTCGATTTCGTAGAAGTCGGAGATATCCACCTTGCTGGATATCTCGTCAAGCAGCGTCGGCTCGATGAAGATTGCGCCCAGCAGGCCGTGCTCGGCCTCGATGTTGAACAGGTCGCGACTCATGCTGCACCCCGCGCCGATTCCCAGCGGAACAGGGCCACAAGCCCGCCCTTATCCCTCAGTCGATCAACTGCACGATCTCCCAGGCATTGGCGCAGATCTGGCAAGCCAAGGTTGCTCACCACGATGGTGGGCTTCAGTTGCTCGTAGCGGCCGTTAATCACCTCGAACAGCACCGTGCGCTCAAAGTCGGTGCCGTGCTGAACGCCCACCTCGTCGATGATCAGCAGATGTGGTGCGATCAGATCCGCGTAGACCTGTGACTCGGTTTTGCCCTGATTGCCAAACGTGTCCTTGACGCTGCGGATGATGCCGCCGGCGGTGGCGTAGCGGCCGAACAAGCCCTGTGAGCCAAAGTTGCGGATCACCTGCTGCAGGATGCCAGTGGCAAGGTGGGTTTTCCCGGTGCCCACCTGTCCCAACAGCATCATGGAACGACCCACCTCGAAGTTTTCGCTGAAGGCTTCCACGTAACCGGTGGCGTAGTTCCACGCCTTAAGCTTGCTCGCGTCATCCCCGGCAGCCCAAGTATCGAGTGTGCAGGTCTGGAAGCGCGGCGGGATACCAGCATTGAGCAGACGCTCGTCCAGTAGTCGCTGGCGCTGCACCAATCCGGCCTTCGCCGATATATCCAGGTCGACCGAGTGGCGCGCGTCAAAGTGGCACCGTGGGCAGCCATACCAAGCCGGATCTGCGCCGAACTGCTCAACAAGGGAGTTGGGGTATTGCCCGTGGTGCTCGCACTCGCCGGCCCGGGTTTCGATTGTGTACTTCGGTCTGGTGGTCATTTGGCGTTACCTGCAATTCGATAGTGGCCGTGTTCGTCGAGGTCAAGACCTTCTTCGTAGTCGATCTGGCTGAGCGGGGTTTGGCTGGATGGTTTGCCGGTGCCAACACGGCTGCATGGGAATTCATCTTCCCAGCGCCGCGAGTTGAGCCAGCTCGCCGGGTGCGGAATGTATTGGCCTCCACTTTTGAGCCAGTCGATGCTGGTGGCCTGTTTGGTCAGGGCTTCCAACATCAGGTTGAACAGATCAGGCGTGACGGAAAGTTTCTTCCACGCTTTCTCAGCCGAACCCTTACTCGCCTTGCGGGGGTACAGTTTCCAGAACTGATCAAACCCTTCCATTGGGTCCGCTTTGCACAAAGGTTTAGGTTCAATGACTGGTTCAGAAGAGTGACTGGTTCTGGTGCTTTCTGGGCCTACCCCCCCTGTAGGCTGTGTGCCTACACCTGTGCTTTTTGTGCCTACAGCTATGCTTTTTTGGCCTACCGCTGAGAGCGTCAAAAAGTACAGGTTTGAGGAATTACCTTTCGGGCCGTCGCGATTTTCAATGCGCAGCAATCCCTGACTTTGCAGCTCTTTGATATGTCGGCGCACAGTGCTCCGATCTATCTCGCACTGGTCAGCGATGTGCTGATAGGAAGGCCAGCATTCGCCCTGGTCGTTGGCATTGTCGGCGAGCTTGATAAGCACCAACTTGCGCAGCGGGTTCCCTACCTTGGTTTTCATGGCCTTGACCATCGAATCCATACTCATTGCAGAGTCTCCCCTGGCTGGCGCTTGATCTTGGAGCCCCGCGCCGCCACTGATCCGCCAGAAAGGCGGAGTACCAACTTGCGAAGCGCGGTCGTGGCGTCAAGAGCTGTCACCCGCGCTTGGGACATGGCCAATGCTTTCGGCGAATGATCCATCAGCGATTCGTGCACCTGGTCGCTGTAGTTGAAAGCCGCGCACGCCAATTCCAGATTTGTCAGCCCAACAAAAGCTGCTGGTGGCATAGGCACAACGGGTGCGGTAACGAGCGGGATTTGCTGGTCAGGCAGTGGCGCACCCTCCAGTAGGTGGCGGCCCATCGCCTCCCAGTGATCTTTAGCGACCTGCTTGGCTTCGTGACCAGTCTTGCGCTTGAATAGCACCGACAGCGCGTAGAACGCTCGGATCAGGTCGATGTGTGTGTCATCCGTATCAACAAGACCGAAAGCGCTAAACCCAGAATGATTGTCAACGTAGTGCCCGATTTCGTGATGCGTTATGAACTTGAAGGCTTCATCGTCATCGAGGTTGGCCCAGTCGATTTCTGGGCGCACAACGCTGCGCAGGCGGGCCAGGTCGACGGTAGTAGCAAGCTCAATGACGACCCGTTCCTCAAGTTCATACTCAGGTTTCGAAACATCTTCGTGGACGGCAACAGCGAAGGGATTGAACATTCCCCAGGCGGAGCCAAGCTTTTCAAATGTCGAAAGCCCTAGGCAGCAGCCAGCCTGTTTTGCCAGACCGGCAAGCTCGCGGTACTGGATGCGACCGAGCCGAATAGTGGAGTTGGTTCTCATAGAGCCGCCGCCTTCTTAGATCGTTGTTGCATCCGTTCATGTCCGGTGCTATTTTTCGGGTGCATAAGTGCTGTCCTTGTAAATAGACGTAGTAGTACGAAGACCCCTGCGAAGGGTCTGGTTAAGAAGCCCGCCTGCGAAGCGGGCTTTTTGTTGCCTGCTGGAAAGTCAGCCGGTCAACAAATACTGGGATGGGCGCTTGTTCATTTCGGTATCTCAATCAAATCGACAAACGCCGATGGTTGGAAGGCCCTGGTCAGACCCTCGGTTTGAAAATTATCTGCAGAACCGGAATCCATTTCATCCTTACTGCGTGCAGTTGCTCTCCTCACCTGCGCCTGCGGGGTGATTCTCAGCTGGCAATAATGCTCGATGGTCTGTGCAGTCACTGCGGCTCACCGCTACTGGATGAATTCACAGCAGGGTTGGCGGACTGATCAGCAACTGGGATTGGGTTTATCTTTTGCTCCAAGGTGGGCAAGGCATTTGCCCCGGCAACCAGCGAGGCTCCCATGAGAATTTTTTCAGCGATGACGACCAAATCCGGCCGTAGACCGGCAATCGTGATGCTGCCGCTTGAGGCATCCTGCAAGCGTTCTGCCAAATCAACCGAAGCTTTTCGGTGTCCGCCAGACAACTGCCTCAAGTGACCGACCGTCGTCCCCGCCTTGAGGGCAACCCGTTCACGGTCATTTACGGTCGAGTTCGCCAACCACTTGCGTAAGTGGTCATTCATAAGATGTTCTCCTCGGTGCATACAGGAGAATTTAGCCCAGAGCTAACTGCCGATCAAGATTTATTTAGCTCAAAGCACATTTAGCACGCAGCTAAAGGATGGCATTCTGAACGGCATGGATATCTACGAAATCAGAAAAGCAAACCTCATCATGCTGATTGGCAAGCAGAGGAAGTCTGCCTGTGCCGATCGCTGGGGGATGAGTCCGGCACACCTGAGTCAAATTCTCTCAGTCAAAACGCCCAAGAATTTGGGCGACGACGTGGCCCGGAGAATTGAAGCGCTCCAGGGCCTGCCGCATGGCTGGCTGGATAGCATTCAGTCTGTATCCGAAGGTTCAGATATAGGGGCAGAGGCGCGGCCTCAGAAATCATCCTCCGAGATCGTGCGTGCCATGCTTGAAAAGCATGGACGGGGTTTATCGGACGAAGCTCGCCAGCGGCTTGTTTCAGCAGCGGAAGAAACTACTGAGAATGCGTCCAATATAACGCTAGCGAACCATGCAGCCCTACGCCCTAACAGCGAAGAGATCCTGATTCCCCAGTACGACGTGCGCGGGGCAATGGGCCACGGCCAAGTTCCGGCAGACTACAACGAGGCTGTGCGGAATCTGGTGGTACGTGAAGAAATCCTTCGCGAGAAAGGCGTTACTTATACTGCCGCCTCAGCACTAGCGATGATCACCGGCTGGGGTCAGAGCATGGAAGGCACGATCAATGACAAGGATCTGGTTATCGTTGATCGTGGCGTGAAGGACTTCATTGGCGAAGGCATCTATGTCGTTACCTGGCATCAGGAGTTGTACATCAAGCGGATGATGCGACTCGACGAAGATCACTATCGATTGATCTCGGACAACCAGCATTACGAAAATCAGACCGCCAGAGTCGATGACGTAACGATTCATGCCAAAGTACTGTTCATATGGAATGGCCGCAAGGCGTGAATACCTCATAAAAGCAACACATTCAGGCTCTTCATTCTTTTACTCAAGCCTAAATCAAGCAGAGTTTTACAAATGGCCAAAATGTTCGATGTAGAAATAGAAGAGGTTCTCGCAGTCAGTTTTGATGATTTCAACAAGTTCCTTGCAGAAAAAAACGCTGAACAAAGATGTGAGGCTTGTGGCTATGAGGGAGAATGGTACATGCGCACAAACGGCGCTAGTCCGCACCTCGTCCAAACCTTGCTCTTCCGGGACCCGTCCCAGCTGGAGCTGAATTTCGCTCTAAACTGTGCAAACTGTGGCAGTAGTAGATTTTTCAATGCGACATTTGTGGTGAACGAATTGAAACGGATGAGGTCTGCAGAGAATGGCGAAGGGTGATAATGTTTCACCAATCGGAAGTCGCCTAACCGGCAGCGGTAACGCCAGTGGCGCCGGCAGCGGTACCGGATCAAGCGGCGGACTACCGCCTGGGGGTCGAGAATTGGAAGCTCGCGTTGAAAAACTTGAGAAGGCTTTGCCTGAGATCCAGGCCTCATTAGCCAGGATCGAGGCGACGCTGGGTACTTTCGATAAGTACGTTTTCCCGAATCTATCGACGAAAGCTGATCTTATCAATGAGACCGCCGGTACAGGCCTCGCTGTCGCAAATTTTCGAACAGAAATCACGCGAGTTGAAGGCAGCATGATCAAGTGGTTTATCGGGACAGCTCTAATATTGTCAGGCGCTGTAGGTGCGATTGCTTTTGGTCTCGCTCGCTCGCTTCATCCGTGACCGCTGACAGCGATTCTAGGAATCAAAAAGCCCGCCACTAAGCGGGCTTTTTTGTACCCACTAGAAAGGCGCGGACTCCTCCACAGCCATAAATTCGTCGTGCACCTCAACCTGGTGGTCGTTCTCGGACGACGCCTCCCACTTGAGCGTGACCGACTCGTCCTCATCGTTGAATGTCATGTCTATACCATCCGTTTCTGACAGAACGCTCATGACCTCATCCCACTCCCTATCTCCATCACTGTCCATTCTGTGGATCGTCACCCAGCGCTGATCCTGTGCAATCGGATGATTGATCATTGAAGCCACCCTTAGGCCAAGCCGCTCGATACCACTCATTTCCTGCCGAACTGCCGGTTTAGCCAGCTTCTTAGCCATTTAATAACCCTCCCTTCTAATGCTGTATATCCATACAGGTTTCGCGCAGCATAACTGACAGGATTGAAAATGCAACAGCGCCTAAAGTGAGGAGAGTGCAACCTCTGAACAATTTATTTAGCTATCAGCTATTGTTATTTGTTTAGCTTGGGGCTAAATTAATTCCATCGCGATGCAAATCGTATCCGAGCAGCATGGAGCGGCAAAAATGACTATTACCTTCGCGGGACTGACCGGCCAACTCGGCAAGGGCGTGGCTCCAAGAGAGCTTCAATGCCTGCTGGCAGTCGCAGCAGGCATGACAAGCAAAGAAGCCGCCCGCGAACTGGGCCTGGCACCTGACAGTGTGGACAAGCGCTTGCTGGCAGCATCGACAAAGCTGGGCTGTACAAAGCGCGCAGCATTGGTCGCCAAGGCTTTCGCGATGGGCCTGATCAGCTTCTCAACCGGGATGCTGCCGACCCCGCCAGACCACCAGCAGGACAACCAGCATGAAGGCGTCTTTATCGCGTGAGCAGCGGTGTACCCATCCGTGCAGTTGGGTAGCCCAGTGTTCAGGCTCGATCTGACGCGATAACCAATTCAAATTTTTGCGATTGCCAACAAAGTGGCGGGCCTTTGTTCGCCCTCAAGAAAGTAGACAAGGAGTTCATATGCTCATTTTGACTCGCCGTGTAGGCGAAACCATCCGCATCAACGACGACATCACCGTGACCGTGTTGGGCGTTCAGGGTATGCAGGTTCGCATTGGCGTCTCAGCACCCGTTGGTGTGCCGGTAGACCGCGAAGAAATCCACCTTCGCAAACTGGCCAACCCACGCCAGCGTCCCGAGGTCTGTTAACTATGACCGTTCACACATCCGCCGGCGCTCGTATCAGCTTGCGCAGCGATCTGGAAAAGCTGGGCGATCGACTAATTCAGTTCGGGCAGGCGTTGCAGTCCCCCGAAACCACCGTCGGGGAATTGAACGCTCTAGCCCGCCGCTGCGGCATCGCGCTGAAGCTGCGTGCAGTGGTTGAATCTGGCGAAGCAGATGCTGATCCCTGACCGTACGCGCCACGACTCACCCACAGCGAAATCGTGGCGCAGAGCAGATCGGAACTGACTCGTCAGTTTCGAAGATCAATCAGAACCTGACGAGTCAGGAGTGCGGTGAAGTGATGCGTTACGTGACCATCAGGAAATTTGCCAGCGAGTCTGGCTATACGGAGGACGCGATCCGCTCAAAGATCCGTGACGGAATCTGGCGGCTCGGACAGATATGGAATAGAGCGCCGGACGGCCGGACGCTTATTGACGTTGAAGGATATGAATCATGGGTAGAGGCGGGCGGGGAGTTCGGGCGGTCTCCGATACGAGTATCGAAATCACGTTCATGTATCGGGGCGTCCGGTGCCGCGAGCGCATCACACTCAAGCCCTCCCCCACTAATCTAAAGAAGGCCGAACAGCACAAGGCGGCGATCGAGCACGCGATATCCATTGGCACGTTCGATTATGCCGTTACGTTCCCTGGCTCTGCCCGGGCAGATAAGTTCGCACCGGAGGCGTCGCGGGAAACTGTGCACGGTTTCCTAACCAGGTGGCTGGCTGCCAAACGCAAGCATGTGGCTAGCAGCACGTTCGATGGCTATCGAAAGCTCGTGGAGCTGCGTCTCATCCCTGCCCTGGGCGAAACCATGGTGGTCGATCTCAAGCGAAAGGCTATCCGTGACTGGCTCGATACGCTGCTAGTGAGCAATAAAACGCTTAGCAATATTCAGAGCTGTCTTCGCTCTGCGCTGAATGACGCTGCGGAAGAGGAATTAATCGACCTTAACCCTATGGCCGGCTGGACCTATACCCGGAAAGAAGCGCCTCCCAAGGAAGACGACGTAGACCCTTTTAGCCCGGAGGAACAACAGGCCGTGCTGGGCGCCCTTACCGGCCAGGCGCGCAACATGATGCAATTCGCCCTTTGGACTGGCCTGCGAACCAGCGAGCTGGTCGCCCTGGACTGGGGCGATATCGACTGGCTACGTGAAGAGGTAATGGTGACCCGCGCTATGACCCAGGCAGCGAAGGGTACGGCCGAGACTACAAAGACATCCGCGGGCCGGCGAAGCGTGAAGCTGCTCAGGCCAGCCATGGAAGCATTAACGGCCCAGAAGGCTCATACGTTCCTGGCAGACGCTGAAGTATTTCAAAATCCCAGGACGTTGGAGCGATGGGCAGGCGACGGGCCAATACGCAAAACTATGTGGGTACCTGCCATGAAGAAAGCAGGCGTCAGGTATCGGCGGCCTTACCAGACCCGACACACCTACGCTTCGATGATGCTTTCCGCCGGTGAGCACCCTATGTGGGTAGCCAAACAGATGGGGCATACCGACTGGACGATGATTGCGCGAGTCTATGGACGATGGATGCCCGCAGCAGATATTGGTGCTGGACAAAGAGCAGAGCTGGCATTTTTACAGCGCGGAGATATAAAAACCGATAAACAACAAGAAGATACCCTTGCGTCAAAATTAAAACTTTGACGCATTGCATGTCGTAATCGAGAATGCGCGCCACGTACAACGCCACCATTGGATATTGCTTCATGTCGACAAATGGATTTGATTTCCTCGAGCCACTACCAACCAGTTGCCCCCCTGCGGATGTAAAGGCTCCGACCGAGCCTACGCTCTGGAGGCTGTTGAGGGCTGGCAACCATACCGCCAATGATTTCGACTCTCAGCGGAAACGCTCGTCCAATCATAAATATCCGGATGAGTGTTCAGCAAGATCTGTTTCGCTGATGACTTCGCTAGCCGCCTGTCGTGCCGCTGCAAAAAGCCCGCGAATGACTAAGATGAAGTTCACTCATGCCGTTGAGGTACCGTTCAGTAACGACTACGGAGTGTGGCACAAGGACCAACCCACGCATGTGAACTGGTGGCCGTATAAGTCGGTCGACCCAACAGCGATTGCTGGAAAGGTGGAAGCTCTCAATGGCTAAGCTAACGGTAGAGAAAATATTACTTAGCTATGATGTTCCGCTGATCGCGCTCGCGAAGGCAAAAAACGGCGATAAGTATTTAGGTGTTAACTACGATGATGGTGAAACATCATTCAAGTTTTATTTTTCAAGAATAAAGACTGAGCATCTCAAGCAGCTATATGCCGAGAAAATTGACGTGCATTATGCTGTCACTAAGCTTCACAAGGGCAAGTATGAGCTCGGAGAGGTGTGGGGCACTGTAGGCGAGGAGTTTAAAACGAAAAGCACAGAAACCCTCCCGCACGATGCGTTGCCAGAACCTGGCATGTTTATACCAGGGCATGCTGAGGAAAGCTTGAACAGTGATTTCAAAGTTGTAGACATCGATGGTCAGTGGGAAATAAGCGATTTAAGGAAATTTTCTGATCTGGTACAAGATTGTTATTCCCTTGGATTTGCGCTTCTTGGTGCAACGGGCCAAGCCGCCACAAACAAGATCAACTCTTTGTTCCATAAACATCCTTGGAGAGGCGGCTTTAGCTCAGTAAATTTTTTCAAAGAGCTTTATAAAAACATTCCAAACGAAGATAGAGCTGCTATCAGAAAAATTGATTACGCGTCTCCAGGCGAAATTAAGTTCTATATGAACGGTGACGTTGCCGACTCCATACGAGAGTTAGTGAACGGGATTAATGATGACGATAGTCCTGCTCAAGAGGCTTACAAAAAAGCTTATGGCCATCTCCAAAATTTGGGCTGGCTAAGCAAATCAGATACCGACATTGATCTGTCAGACGAAGACATCACCGAGCTTGTCGAATTACTGGAGGATACGTGCAAGGCGTTCGGATTAGACGACAGCGCTTCACACATTCTCGAGCTCGCCAGCGGGGATCCGCTGTCTGCTATAAAAATCGTCCTTGCCTACTACCGTCGGCTTCAGGGTTTGGCGGACTACGTGGCGACCGGCAAGGCTCAAGATATTTTTCATGACGCGTAAATGACAGCAAAATGGCAGCCCTACCGCTAAAAGCCACGGCTTATAAGGGTTGGATGCGGGTTCAAATCCCCCCGGCTCCACCACATTCAGCAGTACAAAAAAGCACCTCGCGTTGAGCAGGTGCTTTTTTTGTGGCTGTCAGGATTGTTTTGGCAGTGCCAGCTTTATGACAGCATCTTTTGCTCATGCACCATCTGCCCCTACCGCCGTCACTGCAAAAGCCGACAATAAGTTCTCCGACGCTTTCCGAAGCAAACAGGCTGGCGTTAACTCGGTTGTCGCGGAGGAGGATGCCAGGCTCGAGAGCACAGTAATGAGCGGGGCGGAGTCAATCCGGATCTCATCAAGAGAGACGAAAATTGATTCAAAACTGCCTGCCAACAGCATATCCGAGCTCATACCTGCCTGGCTGACCGGTCCACCAGCGTTTCAGCTCAGCCTTCAGCGAAGTAATCACTGTCCAGCTGTTTCACTTCATACACCTGCTTAACGCTCACACCCAGGTTGTTCTCCACCATCAACCGAGCCAGTTCAACACCGTCGATCAATACTACTTTGATATCCAGCCCCAGCGCTGCAGTGCGAGCACCATCGGAGAACTCCGAGGTGGTGATGAACACGCCCTTTCGCGCACGCTGGCGAGTCAGTGCGCCGATAAACTTGTCGATCTCCGGACGATGCACCGTGTTGGTCCAGCGCTTGGCCTGGAGATAGATCACGTCGAGGCCGAGCTTGTCTTCTTTGATGATGCCGTCGATACCGTCATCATTGGTCGCTTGGGTCGCCTTGCCTGCCTCCTTACGCGAACCTCCGTACCCCATGGCGATCATCAAATCGACTACCAACTGCTCAAAGAAGCCGGGGGTGGCTACCCGGACTTGCGTTAGCAGCTCATCTGCCAAGGACTGCATCAGCGCCTGATGCGCCTCGACCAACTGCTCGTCTGGCGTGGTTTCGGCAATACCAACGTTCAGCACGGCGGGAGCGTCAACTGATTGCGGCTTGGCCGTATGGAAGTCCGCAAATTCGGGAAACTGTTTCAACCAGCTCACCGTGATGCGCGGCGGACCATTGGCCAAGGCATCAAGGCCACGCGGAGTGATTTGCACCATTCCTTTGGCCGGAATGCACAGCAGTCCAGCCTTATTCAAATAGGTGCGAGCCCAGCCCACTCGGTTATTGATCATCGTCTGCTGACCGGAGGGTAGGCGCTCCTTGCGTTCGTCCTCGCTCAGTTGGAACTGATCGGCCACACGCTCGCGCAGCTCGTTGAGCGGTAGCGGTGCACCGTTCTGCACGGTGCTCAGCACCGGGCGCATCACACTTTGAAAATCCGGAATTGCCAC